CTCGCCTGTCTCTTCCCAGCTACCAGAGCCTGGAATACCGCCTGTTGTCTCGAACCTGACGTAGTAATCATCAGCCTCAGAATCAATAGAGTTCTGGACCTTAAGTACAACGTCCTCGAAGCCAACTGAAGGCAGCTTAGAGATATCGTTGACCTTACCCTTGATGCCATACATAGCATTTTCGGTAGAGCCACCTCTAGCGCTGATGTTAAATGTCTCGCCGTCAGTTCTAACGATCCTAATGACGTTACCAATGCCTTCTGCCTCCCAGCCGTCGAGGGCGTTGATGGAGGAGATCAGGTCACCAGAGATAGAGGCCACATCCAGAGGCCCCTCAGTCTGAGATGAGGGTGTCGTATAGGAGACACTTGCGTCTGACTCATAGGCATAGGTGGTAGCAACCTTTTTGACCTTAATGTCATACGTCTTGCCCTTGAGCGTAGACTTATAAATATCATCTTTTTCAGGCCCGATACCACCATTCAGAAGCTGAACGTTGGCGCTATAGACAGACTTATAGGTGTACTCAGGGGTCTTAGGTCCTTTGTCTATTCCAGAGACTTTCAACCTGATTGTTGCTGTAGCGCCTTTGGGCAGCTCCGCACCAGATGCAGTACATCTATCAAAGCCTTCATCGCTATATCCAGGCTTAACAGGTGCATTGGCCTTGGCAGTATTGGCACCATCAGCACCAACTTTCCAAGGTTTCTTATTGTTATCTTCCGCATTTTGGTACGAAAGAATGTCGAAGCTACTTGGTGCCCAATATACCCGGTTCTTATCTTTCCCGTCAGAATCTTTCGAGTGAGTACAAATCTTGGTAACCCTGGCCTCAACCCTGACAGAGATATTCTTGCCATCCATCACCATGTCAACGGCGGTGTAGGCATATGAGTTAAGAGCCAGCCCCTGTGGGGAGCCAAGCTCAATAGCAGCCCAGTCAGCGAATGCCTTGTCGCTGGTTCGTTGAAGTTGTACTTGAACGGGGTATTTCGCACCGTCCTTGTATTCAGTAACCTGGGTAGGGTTGCAGTTGACCGTAAGGCGGTACTTCAGGCCATTATCTTCGACGAATTCCTGTACGCCTGCATATTCACAACCACCATCGTCATCCTCATCTTCCCAGCTTCCTGGGATGACTTCGAGTTCAGAAGCTCGGGTGGTTTCAACCTTATCTAGCGTCTCGTCTTCCTTCAGCAGGTCGATGCTGTAGGTAGTGTTGTAGCCGATCTGGTTAATGATGACCAGGGCTTCATTCTTTTGCTGGGGGATCAAGCCACCATTCGACATGGTTACCGTCACTGCTGGGTTGCAGATGAAGGTGTAATCGTTGATGGTTAGAAACCTCAGATCTCTGAAGGGGCCTGGGTCTAGATAGGCAGCACTTCCATCTGCATAATCGATAGTACGCTCAACACCTGAGTCAGCCTCGAAGACGCGGAAGCGAGTCTTCGGGGTTGCGTTTGGATCGTTGTAACAGCAGGCCAGATAACGCTCGTTGTTGTCCCGAAAGATGGGGAACCATTTAGCATTGGCAGGGATATCTGTGGCAACGCTATCGATGTATTTAGTGGCAGGACGTTTGACACACCCGAAGGTGGGGTCCAGATAAACATTGTCAGCTTTCCTGACTTGGCCAGGGAGCTTGATGGGATCAGGCTGCTGGCTAACACCCCCTAACAGGGTGTTTACTGATTGTGAGATAGCAGCCATAATCAATAACGATAGACAGAGGACCGGGGACGATATGAGTGATACGTGTTGAGTGCCTGGGTATCACCGAAGATGTTGTAATCACCCTGCTGGGTCTCATACTCAAGGGCACCAGCACGGGCCAGGACTTCTTCCTGCTGACCAAATTTGACGGCCTCCTGAGAGCCCACAGCGCGTCCTGCGAAGACATTGGCAGCACGGATGTTGATGTAGTTCTTGATGGCTTCAGGCAGATCTTCGTATTCAAAGACCCATGTCACATCGACTTTAATGCAGTTATCAGAAGCCAGGTCTTCGAAGTTGTAGGTGTGATCAGTCCTGTTGTACAGCTTGCCTTGCCGGCGCTGAACACTAACACCAGTGCCAACAGGGAGGTCACACTGAATCATGTTGTCGGGAATGACAACTTCCTTGTTCTGATCAAGTTGAAGCGGGTAGGAGTATTCAGTGTTAAAGATCCATCCCTCAGCCTGTACGGTGCGGGAGATCTCATCGAGGGTCAGCTCAGCCATTTCGACGATGGGGTTCCCGCTTGTCAGGTTGACAACAGGTGACTGACCAATGTTTGAGAGGATGATGTTTACAGCATCCAACTTAGTTGTATTTAGAGCCATTTAATTTCTAGGGAATGAGAAGCCCCGAAGGGACCAAATGAGGTCCCTGGGGAGGTAGATCAGGCAGCCTGGAGGGAGCCTGCAACAGACACGCGCAGGGTGTCGGCACCCATAGCGAGTTTGCCCACGATCAGGTCGCCCTGATACTGGACGTGGTAGTCACCGGAGGTGGTTTCGATCGAAGGACCGATGGCCTCAACGGTGCCAGCGGCTTCCTTGTGGAAGACGAGACCGGCCAGGGCGGAGTTATCCACCACGTAGTCGTTCTCTTCACCGGTAACGGCAGCGTTAGCGGTGGCGTCCTTGCCGTACTGGTTAGCCAGAACGTTGGACTTATAGATACGAATACCGGCGATGCTGTACAGACCCTTGCCGCTGTTCATGTCACCCTGGGTGTTACCGATTTCACGGTTCAGGATGTTGGTGTCAACGGAAGAGATCAGGCTGTAGTACTGGCGAGGGGAGAGCACAGCACAACGGCCATCCTGAGGAGCAGAACGCTCATCAAGCACAGCAGCAGCTTCGAAGAAGCCGTCAACCAGGGCTTGGGCGTCGTTGGTGTTACCAGCGCCGATGTTCACCTGGAAGCCACCGGGCTCACCAGTCACGACGGAAGCTTCGGTAGCGCCTTTAGCCAGCACACGGGCGATACGATCGTCATAGTGCAGGGCCAGAGCTTCACCGATCTGCTTGGAGATCTCGGAGCGAGCGGACCACTGGCTGAGGATTTCATCCAAGTCATAAACAAACTGGCTGGAATACAGCAGTTGGTCCATCACGATGGTCTTCTCGTTCGACTTCAGACCAGCGTCGGGTCCGATAGCCGTGCCGGGCACGTGGTAGCCAGCACCGAGCTTGCCAGTCAGCAGGAACTGCTTGCTCTTACCGCCACGGAGGCTGTAGTTACGAACAAGGCCCTTAAAGATGGTGGCGTCGTTGAAAGCGTTGAACACTTCGCCAGAGAACAGCTTCAGAGCTGTTGCGTAGCGAGTGTCATAGTTTTGTGAGGGAGTACGTGAGCCGTCGGCTACGTTGTTACCCTGGAAAGCTGAATAAGACATTGTAATTGATTAAAGAGGTTGACAATGGAGCAGCCTCTACCGGTAGAGTTATTTAGTTGTAAAAGATTTTTTGCTCATTTAACTTTGAGCGAAGCTTCGCCAAAAGGTTGTCCAGCGTACTGGGCCTAGTGGCAGCTAATAGGTAGGGAAGGACTTGCACCTCCCTGATAGCTTGACTATCTACCAAGCACCCCCGCTTTCCGGGACAGGGGTTCCTTAAACCGTCCTTCAGGCGTACAGCCGGAAGTACCGATATTGTCAGCCTCGGGTAGGCACGCGCTCAGGAGCCCAAGCAGAGGGGCTCTTGAGATAAGACACACCGCGATAGGTGAGTTTGTAGTACTTAGCAGCGGCTTTCTGAGCCTTAACTGCTGCACGCACTTGAACGTCAGACATGATAAATCTCCAAAAGCTCAGGCCCCGTTCCATGCACTGAGTGTTATGCGTCCCGATAGGGATGAACGAACGATTGGAGAAAAGGGTGGGCTCGATTGGTTACGCAGTCGTGTGCCCGGTTCCTGCGGAGGTTCATCGCTTTTACGTGGTGGTCCTCTCCCGCCCACAAATCAACAATACCGATCAGTTCCACTCCGCCAACCAATCGTCACAAATCGTTACAGGAGGTCACCAGAGCGGGACAGTTTCTCTTCCACATCCATGCGGTATGCAGGATCAGATTGATAGCGAGGGTCAGCAATAGCGCGGCTAAGTTCAGCCTGACTACGGAAGACCTTACTCTTAGAGGCAGCCTTCTTACCGGTGACCAGGGGAGCCTCATAGCCCTCAGCACCTTTCCACTTAGTGGACAGGGCTTGGACTGCGAACTTGATAGCCACAGGATTATTGGTAGCAGTCACAGCGTTGAAGTCTGCGACCTCTTCTGCGGGCAGGTTCTGGGCAGCCCAGGACACCATCTCGGTGTACTGCTCGGCACCACCAACGGAAGCCATGATGTCATTCACCTGGCTCTGCTGCAGGGCAGCGGCGGTGGTGTTGGCGTTGTACTTGAGGTATGCCTGAACGAGATCTTTGCTATCCATAGCGGACAACTTC